GGAGACCAATGGTCGTGACGAATACTATGGTCGTGAGTTCGTTGACAGTTTGTCTGACGCACAGTTACGTTTTGTTGTGTTGCATGAGTGTTACCACAAGATGTACAAGCATCTTACTACGTGGAAGCATCTGAGTGACAAGTGTGCTTTGACAGCCAACAAAGCGTGCGACTATGTAATCAACATACAGATACTCGACAGGCACAAGCATGACAAGTTTGTCGAGGGTATCGAGGGTATGTGTTACGACACCAAGTATCGTGACTGGGCTACGCCCAAAGTGTTTGACGACATCTACCAGCAACAAGATGGTAACTCTGGTGGTAACGAGTCAGGAGATGGTGATGGACAGCCGTCCCATTCGTCGCAACAGCCGTTTGATGAGCATGACTGGGACGGTGCGCAAGAGATGACTGAGGAAGAGAAAGAGGTACTGGGCAAGGAGATTGACGAGGCTATACGTCAGGGTGCTATCACAGCAGGTAAGATGGGCAGTGGTGGTGAGCGTACAGTAGCCGAGTTACTTGAGCCACAGGTAGATTGGCGTGAGGTACTACGTGAGTTTATTACCACACACTGTAATGGGTCTGACTATGCTACATACAATCGTCCCAATCGCAGACTACTACACACAGGCGTGTACTTTCCAAGCGGTATATCTGAACAAGTCGAGGAGTTGGTGGTTAACATTGATACGTCAGGGTCTATTACCAACCATGTAATCAGTTTGTTTCTGTCTGAGGTCAAGTGTGTGTGCGATACAGTCAAGCCCAAAAAGCTACGTGTGTTGTACTGGGACACTGAGGTGTGTCGTGCCGAAGAGTATGAGATGCACGAGTTAGATACTCTCACACAATCTACAAAACCTGCGGGTGGTGGGGGTACTGATGTTAACTGTGTAACAAGTTACATGGACAAGCACAACATCAAGCCACAGGCAGCGATCATACTTACTGATGGGTATCTATACAATGGTTGGGGTTCGTGGTCATGCCCTACACTGTGGTGCATATTAGACAACAAGGGTGCTACAGCCGACTGTGGCAAAACAATTCACATCAATTCAGGAGATATGTTATGAAGAAGAAGCATAGAGTAGTTATGAGTGAAACAATAGTATACAGCTATGACGTTGAAGCCGAGAATGAAGAAGAGGCGAGAGATGTAATCTATTCGGGTGACTATGACTTAGATACATACAAAGTGTATGACTCGTTTAACATTCAAATAGATGACGTTTATGGTTTTGATGCCGATGGAAATATGGAGATGACAAATGAGTGAACCATTTGGTATGGGCATGGAAGCCGTACACAGACGCATGGAGTGGGACGTAGCAGTCCAAGAAGTACAAAAGGCAGTGGAGTTTCGGTTAGATGCTATGAAAGCAAAGTATAGTCATGCAACCGAAGAAGATAGAGAACAACTTGCACAAGCATGGGCAAGAATATTACAAGGTTAACCTGTGTAACAGTGTTACACAACAACATGAGGACACAACTATGGCAATGTATCATTATCATCTAAACACGTTTGACGACGTGGCAAAGCACTACGAAGACATCAAACCCATCAGGGGTAGCGACAACATACGACCACTCGGTGATCGTGCGCGTAAGTGGGAGCATATACACAAGGTCAACAAGAACAAGTATGTATTGCTTGACTCGTTACCTGCTGATCCGAATGACCCTATATGGCGTGAGCCACTTGATGAATTAATCAAACGTGCGCCTGTTATGTGGACGCGTGACCGAACCACTGGTATCGAGAAAATCCGAATCCGCAATGGCACTGGACAATGGAATCACAACCAACGCTATTCATTCCTTCAACGTGCGTTACCATACACGTTTGATTTTATTGTCAACAGTGGTAAACAATACGTCAAGTTCGACCATACACGACACTACTTACCAAAGACTAAGTGGGTACACAAACAATACTATGAACACTATGTGAGTAACAAATCGCAATACCACCACACAATGGCGTACACCAAGCACGATGACGGCAAGTATCTTGAGTTTGAACGTGACCCCAATGTAGGTACTAATCCTAACTTGTCTTGGGCATTGATACATGGCGATCACAAACACCCTGTAACACGTTATCGTATCGACAAGAAAGCCAAGAAGCCATACCAACAGGCGTGCAAAGACTTTGTCGAATGGGCTTGGGTAATGCGACCATTGCTTATTGACTCGATACAACAAGACTGGGAAACACGTCAACACATACAGCGTGACATGGGTACGGCGTGTAACGATGGTGACGGTGCAGAGTTCCGTAAGATGTTACTAGATGAAGATGACCCACGACGTACAGCCGTAGTGTGTTGGATATTTGGTCACATGGCTAACTACGATTGGCAAACGTCAACGACAACTATGACTGATGACCCCAAAGCGTTTCGTCGTCAGTTCCTAAATCATGTAAATCAATATGCTAAGTTCCGTACTAAGCATGAAGAATATAAGGAAGGTTAAAATGGCTGAGTTTAGAGAGCAAGTATTTTACAAAGACGAGCATGGCAACAGGCACAGAGTGTATCCTGTTAAGCAGTGTCAAGAGTACCCTGAGTATACTAAAGACAGTGCCCCACCAATAGATGTAATGAACGCTTGGGATAACTTTTTGAAGTTGGCTTTGTCACACGTACCTGACGCAAAGGTTGGGTACATATATAATGACGAACACCGAGTGGCGGTGTTTACTGATGACTGTATGGTTAACATGGGTGAGTTAGCGATGTATTGTGACCCTCAAAACCACGAGCCTACATACCACGTAACGAGTCATACTATAGAGAACAGGCGGTTCTGTCCGATGAATAGTAAGTGGGAATATCGCACTGTATCGTCTAAGTCTATTGACAAGGCGGTATCCAAAGCGCGTACTTACCTACGCCCAAACAAGTTATCAGACATAGTGCGTTGTACGTTCGAGCGTGCAAGGGCGGCGCGTGGTGATTACAACAACAGGTTGGAGAGAGCGTTTGACACAGCCACGAGAGACTTAGGGTTTAGAGAATATTATGCAGGTAAGAATCCACCTGACGTGTTACAGGAGATGTTACGTGTGACTGATATGGGGTTGGTACGTTTTAGTGACCCTATAGATGCTAAGCTAACAGCGTTTGTCAGTTGTAGAGATGCGGTTCTCAATGCTCACGAGTACAAGAGGTTTACCGCTTGTTGGGTACACAAGGATTATAAAGGTGACGTAGTTGTTGATACGCACAATATTAATTCCGCTACGTACAGTGACACTGGTGATGATGGTAAAGGTATGACTCCATACCACAAAAACTTTGCGTGCGCCAACGTACAAACGTATGGTAACGACGTACCAGAAGAGGTAGAAAGTAAGATAAGTGTGTTAAGTATGTTAGATTGTGGCGAATTTGTAGAAGAAGTTGGCTTTAAGTACGATGATAATGTATATTACCTAATGAACAAGGAGCAATAACATGGCTTTAACCCCCGAAGGTAAGGTTAAGAAGAAGGTTGTCGCCTACTTAAAAGAGATCGGAGCATATTACTTTTTCCCTGCTACAGGTGGATATGGTAAGAGTGGTGTACCTGACATAGTAGGTTGTTATAAAGGTAGGTTCTTTGGTATCGAAGTCAAGGCAGGTAAGAACAAGCCTACTGAATTACAGAAGAACCAATTAAGGCTCATAGCCGAAGCAGGTGGTATAGCTACGGTAACGAATGAGGATACGCTTCACTCACTGCGGTACATACTAGGTGATTGAGGGTAAGCCTGTAGTTGAGGCTGAATTAGAAAGTATTGATATGGCAATACGTAGGGAGCGCAACCGTCTATGGAAACTAGAAGATGAAGATTTAGATCCTAGTTATAGTTGGCTTGAATACTTACAAGCTGAAAAGGCGCGTGGCGTACAATTATTAGTAACTAACTTTTAGGAGAATGGTATGGAAGGTATGTGGTTATTTGTAGGATCAATGATTGCGATTGTATGCGTGTGTAACGTGTTACATTGGCGTGAAATTTTCAAGCACTTTGGTGATGACGAGGAGAAGTAAAATGGTAGATGCAAGTCCAAGTGAGTGGAATGAGTTAAGAGATAAGCACCCTGAACTTATTGAGAAGTATGAAAACTTTTTAGCTGATGTGGGTGATGACCCAGTAAACAACCCGAACCATTACAATACAGGTGGAGTAGAATGTATTGAGGGTATCGAGTCTAGTATGAGTCCTAACGCGTTTCTAGGTTATCTCAAGGGTAACTGTTTGAAATATATGTGGCGTTATGAGTACAAGGGCAAACCCCTTGAGGATTTAGAAAAGGCTCAATGGTATCTCAATCTGCTAATAGAACGGAACAAGTAATGGATCTTATTACGTTAGACTTTGAGACGTATTACGACAAAGACTTTTCGCTACGCAAAGTTACAACAGAAGCCTACATTCGTGATCCTCGCTTTGAGGTGATCGGTGTAGGTGTTAAAGTAAACAACAATGAAACGGAGTGGGCTAGTGGAACACATGAACAAATCAAAAAATATTTGCATCGTTTCGATTGGGCAAACAGTATTTTGTTATGCCATAACACTTTGTTCGATGGTGCTATTCTATCTTGGATTTTTGATGTGCGCCCTCGCGTCCTTGCTGATACTCTTTGTATGGCTCGCGCACTGCACGGTGTCGAAGTTGGTGGATCTCTTCATGCACTTACTGAGCGTTATAATCTCGGGCGTAAAGGGACGGAAGTATTAGATGCAATAGGCAAGCACCGAGAAGATTTTACTCGAGAACAACTTAGCAAGTATGGTGACTATTGTGTCAACGATGTAGAGTTAACGTATAACTTGTTTAGGCGTATGGCTAAAGGATTCCCTAAGCAGGAACTACGTATCATTGATATGACGTTGCGTATGTTTACCGAACCTGTCTTTGATCTTGATATAGGTATGCTCCAACAACATTTAGAGAACACCAAACAAATAAAGGAAGAACTACTTTCGTCTACTGGTGTGACGCGTGAACAGTTAATGAGTAATCCTAAGTTTGCCGAACTACTGGTATCAATGAATGTCGAACCCACCATGAAAATAAGTCCAACCACAGGCAAAGAAACCTACGCATTCGCAAAGAACGATGAAGCGTTCAAAGCATTGTTAGAACACGAAGACCCACGTGTACAGGCACTTGTTAATGCACGTTTGGGTACTAAGAGTACGCTAGAAGAATCACGTACTGAGAGGTTTATAGGCATAGCTAAACGTGGATTACTACCTATCCCAGTGAGATATTACGCGGCACATACAGGTAGGTGGGGTGGTGATGACAAGATAAACATTCAGAATCTACCCAGTCGTGGTGTCAATGGTAAGAAGTTGAAGTCCAGTATCATTGCGCCAGTAGGTTACACGGTAGTTGATTGTGATTCGTCACAGATTGAGGCGCGTGTACTTGCGTGGGTGGCAGGGCAAGATGATTTGGTTGAGGCGTTTGCTAACAAGGAAGATGTGTATATAAAGATGGCATCTAAGATATACAACGTCAAAGAAGAAGATGTTACCAAAGAACAGAGGTTTGTAGGTAAGAGTACGATACTGGGTGCAGGGTATGGTATGGGTGCTGTACGCTTTGCTGAGCAGTTGAAGTCCTTTGGTACTACTATACCTGTAGATGAGGCACGTAGGATTATATCTATATACAGAGATTCAAATTGGAAGATAGCTCAATTCTGGCGTAACTGTCAGAACATGTTAACAGAAATGTCTCGTGGTAGAGTTATGTCTTTCGGTACGAATGGTATTGTGAAAAGTGTAGAGACCACAACAGGTTATGGCATTGAGTTGCCAAGTGGTCTAGTTATGCGCTACGATGACTTACAGTATGAACAAGGCGAGCGTGGTGTAGAATTTAATTATAAGACACGACGAGGTCGCACAAGAATCTACGGTGGTAAGGTTACAGAGAACGTGTGCCAAGCTATCGCTAGGTGCATCATGGGTGAACAGATGTTAGCTATTGCCAAGCGGTATAAACCTGCGCTTACTGTGCATGATTCCGTGGTATGCTGTGTACCTGATGATGAGTTAGACGAAGCTAGACAATACATAGAAGAGTGTATGAGTACGACACCTTCATGGGCAGAGGGTATGCCTATAACGTGTGAGTCTGGCATTGGTAAATCTTATGGAGACTGTGAATAATGCCTAAAGATAAAATAGAAGAAGCAATCAAAGAAGTACACGAAGCGGCAGACAAGGCTATTGACGAGGTTCAAGAAGAGATTCAAGAAACTCGTATGGAAGTTATGGCGTGGTTGAAACAAACCCGATCCTTTACTTACGCTGAGTTGTTAGTGTTCGGTATTGGTCTTGTTGCTGTATTGGCTACTCTCGGTAGCGTGTAATGAGTATTGCACCGTGGTCTTTTAGTAAAATAAAATCCTTTGAACAATGCCCTAAAAAGTTTTATCATCTAAAGGTAGCAAAGGATTACAAAGAGCCTGAGACTGAGGCTATGTTGTATGGGACTGCGGTGCATTTAGCCGCTGAAGAGTATGTAAGAGATGGGAAACCGTTACCCCCAGAATACATGTACATAAAAGCCCCAATAGATGCACTGTGTGCTAAACAGGGGGAAAAAATCTGCGAATTGGAAATGGGGTTGACGGCAGACCTAGAACCGTGTGGGTTCTTTGATGATGATTGTTGGTATCGTGGTATAGCTGATTTAGTTATAGTCGATAGAGAAAACAAACTGGCTTGGGTAATTGACTACAAGACAGGTAAGAATACTAGATATGCAGACAAGGGTCAGTTAGAACTAATGGCACTGTGTGTATTTAAACACTTCCCCGAGGTTGAGACTGTAAGAGGGGGGCTTTTGTTTGTTGTGTGTAACGAGTTAATACGAGATACCTACAAAGAAAGCTCCGCTGGTAAGATGTGGGAAAAGTGGTTAGCTGACTACAAACGTATGGAAATAGCGTATACTAATGATGTATGGAATGCCCACCAAAGTGGGTTATGTAAACGACATTGCATTGTTACAGAATGCGTGCATAATGGTAGACACTGATGAGAAAGAAACGTAAAAAACAAGTTAATGCTCCTGTTGGCAGTGAAACCTTTGAAAGAAGAATGGAACGCCAACGTGCTAGGCGTGCGTTTGATAAGAAGCATGGTAAAGCCGCACGTAAAGGGAAAGATATAAGCCACAATAAGATGTTAAAGAATGGTGGCAGTAATAAAGATGGTTACAAATTAGAAAGCCCTAGTAAGAACAGATCTAGGAATGGGCATAAGCCTAAAAAGAAATGACTCTGCTTGGTCGTGTGTAGACGCTTAGCTTGATGCGTCTTTAAA